TCTTCGACCAACTTTCTTCCTTTTTCCTGCCGTCCATCTTTCTTCCAATCTACATCGTAAAATTTAATTTTATATAATTTCGCAAATTGTTGACCGATAGGGTGAATTATAGACGCTGATTTATTTCTCCCACCGGTCAGACTGGAACCGAAATATTGAAAATTATTTTTAGCTCTTACATACCATACAAACGCTGTATCCCAGTTCTCTTTGTAACTCAAACTTGCTTTGTAATAATAAATTCCAGGACTTGGCTTATAATAAAAAAAGAAAATATTGTAGTCGAAAGTGTTGGTCATATTATTGCCATTTTAATCTTAAAGAATGGATTACGAATCCGTTAAAAACAGGACTTCGAAATAAAAATCCAATTTTTCGGGCTAAGGTAAGTGATGGTCTTAAGAAATATTATGAGAAATATAGATATGGAAGATTATCCCGTAAACATAATTTTGATTATGGATGGAGTGGATGGGATAGAATACGAGCAAGAATAATAAGCCGTGATATTATTTGTCAATCATGTGGAAGTAATAAAAATCTTAGAGTTCATCATATAATACCTGTTAAATCTAATGGAACAAATAAACCTAACAACTTAATTGTATTATGCAATAGATGTCATCAGGGAATAGAAAAAAACCAAATAAGTATTTATAAAATTGTTGGTGATTGGAAGATAGTTAAAATTTTAATGCTTGATAGTTTATTGGAAAGGCGTATTAAACTTTCAAAATTATTGACCGGTGGGAAAAGTTTACCAATAAGAAAGCAGTTAAATTAAATGGCAAAGCGCGGAAGACCGACAAGAGTTGATAAATTTTGGAAAAATATTTATACATAATTCCTTTTATCTTAGTTTTCTTTTTTCTTATTCAAGTCGGTAAAGATTTTATGTGCTATCAAAAATATTGTAAAACGTTCGATACGGATTATAAAAATCATAGTAATACTGATTTAACGTCGGAACTGCAAATTTGTAAAGAAAAATGCTGGTTAGGAAGATTATGAAAAAGAAAAGGGGCAGACCCCTAAAATATACACCTAAGTTTATCAATAAACTTAGAAGTAAACTTGATAAATGGATTCAAGATCCAGCTCATTGGTGGATATGCGATTTCGCTATTGAAAATGATTTGTGGGAACAAAGAATTTATGATTGTGCCAATAAGAATGAAAAAATGATGGAGTCCTTAAAAAAAGCTGAACAAATTCAGAAAAGCAGATTAGTCCAATTAGCTTTAGCCCGCAAAATTGACACAGCAATGGCAATATTTGCTCTTAAAAATGTTGCCGGTTGGCGGGATAATCAGAATGTTATTGACCAGTCTAAACACAATCATACGACAATCATCTGGCAGGAACTAAACAGCAATGGGAACGGGAAATTTAAAAATAAGAATCAAACTGCACTCGAACCAATGGAAAATTTGGAGCGATTCGGCAAGATTTAGAGTTTTAGTAGCAGGCCGGCGATTCGGAAAAACTACGCTGGCCATCAATGAGCTATTCCAAAATGCGTTAAAAAATTCTAATTCATTAAATTGGTATTTGGCGCCGACATATCGCCAGGCGAAAATGATTGCTTGGAAAATGCTGGTTAATCTGATTCCTACGGAACTAGTCATCAAAAAATATGAAGTTGAGTTAAGAATTATTCTAAATAATGGAAGTGAAATTTGTTTAAAAGGCTGCGACAACGAAGAAAGTTTAAAGGGCGTTGGAATAAGTTTTGTTGTGCTGGACGAATATGCGCAGATGCAGGCAAATGTCTGGTATGAAATTATCAGACCTATGTTGACCGATACACTAGGCCGGGCGTTGTTTATAGGCACACCAAAAGGAAAAAATTCTCTTTTTGAATTGTTTATTAAAGGCCAGCAGCTGATAGATGGATTCAAGTCATGGCGGTTTGGAACAAAAGATAATCCATTTATCGACCAAAATGAAATTAAAAGCGCAAAGCAGGAATTGCCCGACCGATATTTCAAGCAAGAATACGAAGCCAGTTTTGAAGATTATGTCGGGATAGTATATCCGGAATTCAATCCATCTCATATCATTGAGCCGATTTATTTACAAAATATTTATCCTAGAATCGGGACGATTGACCCGGCTATGAGCGGAACGACGGCGGCATTAAAAGCGGCGGTCGATGAAGACGGTAATCTTTTTATTTATTCGGAATTTTATCAACAAAACAAACGTGTTTCAGATGTCACAGAAATTATTAAAGAAGAAAATGTCCGATGGTGGATTGACCCTGCCAGCTCAGAACATTTAATTCAAAAAGAAGGAAAACTTTATAGTCTATTTAATGAATATGCCGATAACGGTATTCGTGCCGCGCCGGCGGAGAATGATGTTTCAGCCGGGATAAACCGCGTTGGAGAATATTTTAAAACAAATAAAATAAAAATATTTTCTACTTGCAAGAATCTTATTTATGAATTAGAACGATATCACTGGTCAGAAGAGCGGGAAACAATCGCCGGTATTCTCAAACCAAAGCCGTATAAAAAAAATGACCATTTATGTTTTTCATACGATACCTTAGTAATGATGGCTGATAAAACTTTCAAAAAAATAGGCGAAATCAAAGTTAATGACTTTGTTATGACTCCTATCGGGCGGCAAATTGTTTTATGGTCAGGAATTATTAGTTTACGTTCTGATGTTGTATCTGTTATAATCGGTAATCAATTATTGGAGGTTACCGATGACCATGAGTTTGCAATTAGTGAGCAAGACAAAGCAAATATTTTTGGGGAAGAGTTATTATCTATGCGGAAAGTATTTTTCGAGAGAGAAAAAATTGGGAGGCAGAGAGTATCTTCATCGAGCTGTCTGGAAATTCCACAAAGGAAAAATACCGGAAGGTTATCATATTCATCACCTAGACGGAAACAAATCGGACAACAATTTAAAAAATTTGATTTGTATGACCAGCTTCGAGCATCAAAGCAATCACATGAAAACAGAGGCACGGATAAAAATGAGCAGATTAGCTATCAAGAAAGCGATAGCAAAAGCTCCCTTATGGCATGGTTCAGAAGCGGGACGAGCATGGCATTCAAAACACTCGAAAGAAATAATTGCGAAATTGATTTACAAAAAATACAACTGCTTTATATGCGGAAAACAATTCGAGAGTCGTACGACTCGAAAAATCCCACCTCATTTTTGCGGGTTAAACTGCAAAATGAAAAATTTCAGGAATACTCATCCCAATTATCAACGGAGATTTTACAAGAAAAACCAAAAATAATATCACGTAAAAGGATTCCTGTTTATTGCATTCAAGTTCCCTGTGGCTGGTTTTTACTTGCCAACGGGTTAATAGCTAAAAATTGTGACTGTCTGCGGTATATGGTGATGAGTCGAATAAGCAAAGCAGATATGACAATTCACGAAAATTTATCTCATACGAGCCCGCTTTACAAAATGCAGGAGCTT